CTGAATTTGGTAAATCGCAGCCGCTGAAAAACGCAAAAATTGTTGGCTGCCTGCATATGACGATTCAAACGGCGGTGTTAATTGAAACGTTGACGGCATTGGGCGCGGAAGTGCGCTGGTCGTCTTGCAATATTTTCTCAACCCAAGACCAAGCAGCGGCGGCGATTGCGGCAACGGGCGTGCCTGTTTTTGCATGGAAAGGCGAAACGGAGGAAGAATACGAATGGTGCATCCGCCAGACCATCGAAGGCTGGGAACCCAATATGATTCTCGACGATGGCGGCGATCTGACCCGCATGATTCACGATGATTACCCTGAAGTGATGAAAAATATCAAAGGGATTTCGGAAGAAACCACGACAGGCGTGTTGCGCCTCTACGAAATGGCGAAAGCAGGAACGCTCAAAGCACCCGCCATCAATGTGAATGATTCTGTCACCAAATCAAAATTTGATAACCTTTATGGTTGCCGTGAGAGCTTGCCCGATGGATTGAAGCGCGCCACAGACATTATGCTCGCGGGCAAACGTGTTGTAGTCGCGGGTTACGGCGATGTGGGCAAGGGCTGCGCGGCAGCGCTCAAAGGCCACGGCGCACGTGTGATGGTGACGGAAGTTGACCCCATCTGCGCACTCCAAGCCTCGATGGAAGGCTACGACGTGGTGACGATGGAAGACGCCGCGCCGATGTGCGATATTTTCGTGACCGCAACGGGTAATAAAGACATCATCACCCTCGACCATATGCGGGCGATGAAAGACCGGGCGATTGTCTGCAACATTGGTCACTTTGATAATGAGATTCATGTGGAAGCATTGCAAAATATGCAGTGGACGGAAATTAAACCGCAAGTGGACGAAGTGAAATTCCCCGATGGTAAACGTATCATCTTGCTCGCCAAAGGCCGATTGGTGAATTTGGGTTGTGCGACAGGGCACCCGAGTTTTGTGATGAGCACAAGCTTCACCAATCAAGTATTGGCGCAATTAGAACTTTGGCAGAATCCGCAGAATTATGAGAATAAGGTTTATGTTCTGCCGAAACATTTGGACGAAAAAGTAGCCGCCTTACACCTTGATAAACTGGGCGTAAAACTGAGTAAACTCAGCAAAGCGCAAGCGGATTATATCGGCGTGCCTGTGCAAGGTCCGTTCAAAAAGGACGAGTATCGATATTAAAAACTGGCAGCCCTGCGTGATGTAATGTGTTTATGCCGGTAGGAGTGTTTTTTATGAGTATCGTTTCCAATACTATCATCGCTTTCAGCATGTCGGCAGACGCATTCGCCGCCTCTATTGGCAAAGGTGTTGCATTACAAAAACCAAAACTCAGCTATGCCATGCGAATCGGTCTGGTGTTCGGCGGTGTGGAAACGCTGACACCAATCATCGGCTGGACATTAGGCGTGATGGCCAGCGGTTTTATTGCCTCGGTAGATCACTGGGTGGCATTTGCCATCCTTTCTATCATCGGTGGCAAGATGATCTATGAGGGTTTTCATAATGAAGAAGTTGAACGCAAGGAATCGCATAAGCTCAGCATCCTTATCCTGACCGCTATCGGAACCAGTATCGACGCGATGGCAGTGGGCGCAACACTCGCGCTGCTTAACGTCAATATCTGGATAATGGCAGTTATGATTGGGGCAGCCAGTTTTCTCATGTCCACCATCGGCATCATGACCGGCCACTATATCGGCACAAAGGCCGGAAAGATTGCGGAATTTCTCGGGGGCCTATGCTTAATTGCTATCGGCACGAAGATACTCATCGAGCATTTGAGCGCATAGCCTGACCGAGTCAAAACGCGTAAACAAGCGGAATAGAATGAAAAAACTGTTCGCACACTCCGCAATCATTTTCTTGTTGCAACTCAATAAGAAAATAGCGAACCAGCTAAAAACGACAGTCTGCAATGGTTCGAAGGGTATGAGACATGGCGCGGGTGATGGGGAGCATTGCTTTAATTGCGGCAGCGCGCGCGGGTTTTGTGGTGGTGAAAGATACCAAAGAACCTGACACCCGCTATTTTCTGCCGATTAAAAACAACATAGGCAACGACCGCGAGGGCTTCGCCTATCATATCGAAACCGTGGAGCTATCGGATGAAATTACCACCTCTAAAATCGTATGGCATAAAGGCGTGGTGGATGCTTATACAATCCTGCACCCCGAACCCGAAGTGAAACCCACGGCCACCAATGGTGCAAAGGAATTTCTGCAAGAGATTTTGTCACAAGGTGCGGTCAGCGCAAAAGAGGTTTTTGAAAATGCAGAAGCCGCTGGATACAGCAAAAGCTCAATTCAGCGAGCGAGGGCAAGGGCTGGTGCAAAAACACGCAAGAAGAGCAAGGAGGAAGGTTGGGAGTGGTTCATACCAGAATGCGAATACACCCTTTCCCTATTTAAGCAGTCCGAAGGTGTCGAAGATAACGAAGATTGCATTGATTTGAGTGCGGCATCTTCGGAAGTGGAGGTGCAACCTTCGTGAAGATACCACCCAAAGGGCGAAGGTGGCAGCACCAAAAACGCTGCTATCGCCGCGCTGGAAGGGGGAAAGCATGGCTAGATTGCAGCAACGCATCGCACGGCTGGAAAGTCAAATAAAACCTGCTGCGCGTGCATCATTCACAAGAGAAGAAAGCGTGTTTATAGGCCAGTGCTACGATTGGATTGAAGCCAAAATGGCCTGAATGTTTTTGATTTTTTGCACGGTGCTTTCTCCCCAACTGGTGATCGGGGAGTTTACAAACCTATCAACAGAGAGGTCGCGCCAGCCTCTAGCCGCAAGGCTTGAACATACACTAACGCCTCCCCGACCAAAGTCGAGGAGTGCTCTTGCGGTTGCACTTAAACCGCTGTTGATAAGGGTTGTAACGCCCCAAGTGACCAATTGCGGTCACCATGCGCTAGACGTTAAAGGATAAGACAGGGCGAGGCAATAAAATGTTGCCGCATCAATTCGTAGCAATCCGAAAACAAATCACCCAATTCGCAATCTGTTTGCGGGTTCATTTGTGGGTTTAATTTTCTAAGATTGATTAAAAATCAATAGAATCATTGCTTTAATAGCAATAAATGGTGGTCGCTAGCGGACTCGGAGCGAACCAACTAGTGGTCTTTGTAAACGCCATGAACGAGATGGGCAAGATATTTGAGAGCCCTGTAAAACTTGAGAAAAAGGCATTCAAGTTCGAGCCAATGGCAATAGCCGCATAACCTTTGGAATTATGCGCTGGCGGCGCTCTACATCCTGAACCCGAACCTTGATGCGCTGGTGCAGGAGATGCAGCCAGAAAAAAGCGATAGCTGGATCGGGTTTGATGATTGGAACTTTAACTAAAGGAAACTCCAATAGCGGTGACACTTACCCACGCCAAGGCTGCGCTCGATGCGTGGCTGGCGGCAGATTTGGCTGTGGCCAAAGGCCAGAGCTATTCGATGAACGGGCGCAGCCTGACGCTCGCCAACAGTCGCGAGATTCGCGAGCAGATTCAATATTGGGAGCGGCGCGTGGCCACTCTTGAGTCAGCCAACCAGAACCAACAAGCAGCATTAGCGGATTTCAGCGATGTTTAATCTATTCGACAAAGCCATAGAGATGATTGCGCCAGAATCTGCCCTGCGCCGGGAAACTGCGCGGTGGATTCTGCGCCAGCAACGCGCCTATGAAGCCGCCCAGCCCTCACGCCTGCGTAAAATCAAGGTGGATCAGGTCAGCGGTGATGCGGTGGTGGAACGCGCTGGAGAATCGCTGCGCCTGCAAGCACGGTATCTCGACGAAAACCACGATCTGGCGCGTGGTGTGTTGAACTGCCTTGTCAATAACGTCATCGGCCGTGGGATCACGATTGAACCGCAGGTGAAACGCAAAAACGGTGAGCTGGCCAAAGAGATTAACGATCAGCTGATCGAGCTGTGGGAAGAATGGGTGCGCTTTCCCGAAGTAACGTGGGAACTCAACTGGAACCAGATGCTGCGCCTGCTCGCCCGGTGCTGGTTTCGGGACGGTGAAGTGCTGGTGATACATATTGAAGGCATCAGCGCCACGATCAATCACGGCACGCTTGTGCCGTATTCGCTGGAGCTGATCGAGGCGGATTTTCTGCCCTTTGATCTGAATGATCAGAAAAAGCGGATCATTCACGGGGTGGAAAAGAATGCATGGCGCAAGCCCGTGGCCTACTACCTCTACAAGGAACATCCCGGTGATCGGCATGTGTTTGTCACGCGGCAGGACACCAAGCGCTATCCGGCAGAGAAAATCATCCACCTGAAAACCGTGGATCGCATCGCGCAGACACGCGGTGTTTCCATGTTCGCCAGTGTGATGACGCGCCTCGATGATATTAAGGATTACGAACTTTCCGAGCGAGTGGCGGCAAAACTGGCGGCCAGTCTGTGTGCTTATGTTCGTAAAAACTTGGATAGCCCGACGAGCGCACAGAATATCGACGCCACCGGCAACCGGCTGATGAAAATGCAGCCCGGCATGATCTTCGATAATCTGCTGCTGGGGGAAGAAGTCTCGGTGATTGATAGCAAGCGCCCGAATGCGGTGCTGGAGCAATTCCGCAACGGCCAGCTTCGCGCTGTCGCTGCCGGAACCTGCACCAGCTATTCCAGCATCTCGAAGGATTACAACGGCACCTATAGCGCCCAGCGTCAGGAACTGGTGGAGCAGTCGGTGCATTACGCGGTGCTGCGTGAGTATTTCATCGAGCGGTGCGTGCGCCCGATCTGGGAGCGTTTCGTGGATATGGCGATCCTTTCGGGCAAGCTCACCGTGCCGGAAGCTGAGATCAATCCAATGAGCCTGAAGAAAGCAGGATTTCAGGGACCCACCATGCCGTGGATCGATCCGCAGCGCGAAGTCACGGCAGAAGAAAAAGCAGTACAGGCCGGATTCAAATCACGCACGCAGGTAATCCGCGAGCGTGGCGGCAATCCGCAAGACATTTTCGAGCAAATCAAACAGGAGCGCGAGCAGGAATCGGAGGCTGGCATCAGCTTCACGAGTTCGCTCGGCAAGCAACCCACTCCACAACCCACCAAGGAGGAATCAACCGATGACAAACCAACCGGAAATAATGATTCGAACGATTGAACTTGCCTCCCGGTCAATCGTCGATACTGAAAGCCGCCTCGTGCGGCTTTCTTTTTCTTCAGAGGAACCTGTCACCCGCCAGAGTTTCTTCAGCGATCCGTGGATTGAGATTTTAGGCCATGAGCGCAGCGAGGTGGATCTCAGCCGCCTGAATAATTCCGCGCCGGTGCTTTACAATCACGACCGCAGCGAGCGGGAGAACCGCATCGGCGTAGTGGAACGGGCATGGGTCGAGAATGGCCGTGGCTATGCGGATATTCGCATCAGCCGCCGCGATGAGGTGGCCGGACTCTGGCAGGACATCACCGACGGTATTCCTGAACTCGCCACCGGGGATCGCTTCACTATCGACGGCAAGGAATTCGAGCTTGTCGTCATCCGCCCGGATAGTGAGGGCATCACCGAGCTAATGCTGGAGGCCACATGAGCCATGTTCGCACGCAAATCCGGCAAGCGGTGGTGACGTTGTTGCGTAACCAGACATCGGCAGGCAGCCGCGTTTATGCCTCGCGGGTGCATCCGCTGGATGATCCAAAGCTCCCGGCCTTGCTGGTGTACACACCGCAGGAATCCGTGGGCAATCCCACCATGCAGCGGCCACGCACGCAGCATCGGCAGTTGCAGCTGGTGATCGAGGGATACCTCAAAGCCAGAGGCGAAATCGACGATGACGCCGATCAGCTTGCCGCCGAAGTGGAGCAGCGCATTCCAACATGGGCGATGCGTTCTCCAAGCTGGTGAAGGCGATTGGGGATGCAGGCCTGACGGATATTCTGATCTTTATTGCCGATAAAGTGAAGTGGCTGGCGCAGGTGATTACCGACTCCATCGAGCCGTTCAAGCTGGGGTTCAAGGCCTTCATTGCCGAGGTGATCAAGTTCGGGAATATCTGTTCATTGCCGTGTTTGAGGGCGTGGGCGATGCCTTCAATGCGTTTGGTGATGCGATTTCTGGGCGCTTTGAAGCACTGGGGCAGGATTTGGCCAATTTCGTGAATGATCCGCTATCAGGCGTATCGTTCGAGAATACGCGCAAGGCGCTGGAGACCGGCCTGTTAGATTCAATGGGAACCGCCTTCGATAAGGCGCTGGCCAAAGCGCAGGAGTTCAACGCCTCGATTGATGCAGAGGTGCGTGCCGCCGCCGATAAGATCGTGGATGCACGCCAAGCCAAGAATCAGTCGCTTTCGTCACTTTTTGAGGAAACCAAACAGCCGGAGAAAGTGGCCGAAACCACCAAGGCCGTGAAAGCACTGAACAAGCAGCAAGAGGAAGCGCAGCGTATCTTCGAGGCCACGCGCACGCCGCTGGAGCGTTACAACAAGGAAATGGCGCAACTAAACGCGCTACTGGAGAAAGGATACATCAATCAGGACACGTTCGGCCGTGCGGTGGAACAGGCAAATGAAAAGCTGGGCAAAGCCACCAAGCAAACCGGCGAAACCATTGAAGGTGAATTTTCGCGCATCGGGGAAACAATGGAAGGCACCATTGCCGATTCGCTGGATGCGATTGGGGGGCGCTTTGATGGGTTCGGTGATTTCTTCAAAGGATTTTTGTCTGATCTGAACCGCACCCTGCTACAATATGCGCTGAAGGATCTGGGCATCAGCGGTAAAGGCGGCATTATCGACGGGCTTTTTAGCTCTATCGGTGGCCTTTTCGGTGGTGGTGGCAGCGGTGGCGGTGGTGGTTTTGGCGGGTTCTTATCGGGGATTGGCGATTTCTTCGGCGGATTCTTCGCCGATGGTGGCCGCTTGAGCCCCGGCAAGTTCGGCATTGTGGGCGAACGCGGTCCCGAACTGGCCTATGCCGGAAACGCGCCCATGCACATCATGCCAGACATGGGCATGAGCGCCGCGCCAATCACCATCAACATGAATGTGCAAACGCCGGACGTGCGCAGCTTCAAGCAAAGCCAAAGCCAGATTGCGGCAGACATGGCGCGAAGTATCGAACGAGCAAGGAGGAACTTATGATCGTGCGAACGCCAGAATGGGTTCGTAGTTGCCACTATCCGCCTCGCGCAGCGCGGCGATATAACG